CCTCAACGCTCTTACCAGTAGCAGACATAATGGTTTGTACAGATCTCTGCTTTTCATTATACTTACCCCAACCAGAATTAATCTGTTCGAATGTCATAGAATTCGCAAACTGCAAACCCTGTCTAGCTACACTTAATATCTTATCTTCAACCATTGATAAGGCTTTAACACCCATCATACCGAAGAACGAGAATTTATCAACAATTGCATCAAGGGCACTTTGCATACCAGAGAAGTCCAATTTGTTGATAGCATTTGTTACCATTTGGAACCCTGAACTAGCATTTTGGAACTTCATGCCATTGTCCAGTTTAGTAACGGCCTTTAACGATGAGTCAACACCATCCAGAAATTGTTTATTGTCCATCGACATCTCGACGACACGTTCATCAATATCGCTCATTTTCTCACCATCACTTTCCAAATATCATTTGCAATACCGTCAAATATAGGTTTCAATGACGGATTAATAAAATCAATACCTTGAACATAACCACCATTTCTAGTACCATGCCCATATTGAATTAAAATAACAAGAGGTGTTTTTCCATCACCAGCCATCTTATCATTTGTGTATATAACTTTTGTTTTACCTCTAGTACGCTGAATGGTATAGCTCCAATTAGCAGCCGTTTCTCCAGTATCTTTAGGCGTTGCTTTTTTCAAAGCAGCTAAACCTTCTTCGGCGTATCTATCGATAATATCTTTATGAAAATTGTCTTGTTTCATAGTGGTCAAGAACTTTTTGGTTCTATTCAGTCCACCTTTATTCCTAATACGGATACCCATATTTATTTACGCCTCATTTGATTCAACATACGATGGTAGTCCACAACCTCTCGTTGAGACATCTTTTCAGGAGCACGGTTATTCTCCTCACAGCATCGTATTAGTACGAGCAATCTGTTTAAGTTCCAGTGCTCACACTCTATTGGAATATTTAACGAAAACATAAAGCTGTATATTAGCTCCGATGTTATAAATTGAGCATTTCTAGCAACATGGTTCTTTGAAGTTCCACGTCGATTAGAAAATGTTGTAGCGGTCATAGGATCCTCAACATACTTTTTAATTTCGTTAAACATTTCACCGGTTATAAATGAGTATGTATCATCAGGGATCTCTTCACGGTTTATGGTCATAAACTTGATGTAGTCTAATATCTGTGCACCAGTTTTGTTTCCAACTTTACCATTCTCTACAAACGGTACCTTCCATTTTGATTCCCATAATGATAGGGAGTAGAGAGAATGCTCAAGTTTAATTGTCCGCTCTTCTGTATATATGAATAGATTTCTACTTTCATCGTATTGTTCGCTCTTCGGAATTACAAGCTCAAGCATTCTCAAACCCTCCTTTATTAAGACTTAGGTGTCGCCTTTTCTAATTCTTCCTCAACTTTTTCAGCAATATCTTTAGGCATAATTCCTTTGAAGAATGAAATAGCAGCATCTGTGTCTGACATAATTTCCATGAACAGAGCTTCATAAGCAGGTGAATCATAGAAATCATCCCAAATTTGTTCGGACTTTCTAAAGTGTAGTCCGTCTTCACTCTTGTTACCATATGAGCTCTTAATCAAATCTTCAAATAGCTTATATAGTCCAGCCTTGTCGTCGTTCATTGCCATTGTACGAACATTATTTTCGAAATTTTGTCCATACTTAGCAGACAACTTAGCGAGCTCATCTTTTCGTAAGTTGAAATAGAAATCTTGCTCGCGTTCGTTATCATTAAAGTCCTTGAATTTAATCTTCTTAATATACATAATCTAATCTCCTTCTATACTAGTTTGATTACTTCATCATTGTGATTACTTCTTCTGGTTTTGGCAACTTAGCCTTAGCTTCTGTTGAACCGAAAAGAATCTTCTCTAATGCCTTAAGCTTAGTAGCATCAGCCTTAGTTGAATCGATTGTGATATGAGCGATAGGCTTCATACCTGTTACTACGAGTGGTGTAGTTGTGATTTCCCAAGATAGTGTCTGTGCATCTGGGTTCTCGTTGATTGTCTGGTAGTCACGCTGAGCTGGTTGAGCCATTGCGTTCCATACAAGGTGTAACTTATAACCGTAGTCTTGGTTCTGAACATCGTTACCGATTAATGTACGGTAGCATAGACCGAACTTAGAACGAGCCTGTCCACCGACAAGAACACCCTTAGCTGGCTCAGCCGTACCATCACAAGCATCGAATTCTGCTGGTGAAGAATATGCTTCGATCGTAACTCCGAATTCCTCTGCTGAATATAAGCTTAAGTACTTAATGTTATCAGCATACTTCTTTTGTTCTTGCGCACCTGATGCCTTGTTGGAAATCTTAGTAACACCGTTCCAAGCCACACCAAGAGAGTAGTCGTTTGTTGCTAATTGAAATGGATATAAAGCTACATGGTCAACACCTGTTTCAAACAGACGTTTGCCTTCTTCATCCCATACTAATGGAGCGTTTGCCATTATTTTCTGTCCTCCTAATAATGAACTATATATGTTTCGTGATATAAATTGTCAGCTACGTAAGATCTATCAAAAGATACACCGTACTTTGAAAACTTCTCCAAAATATCAAGACCGACGTTAATGTCATCTGGATTGGTCGTGATAAATGTCACGTTATACGAGTTGTTGTTAAAATACGTTAGATTGTCTGCTTTCTTAAGATTACGTCGCTGTAATTTATAGATAATGCAAGGATATTTCATACCCGTATTTGGCGGTTTGGAAAAATAACAATTCTTTGTATCGATATTGTTATTGTTCAAAATATCCTGTAGTAAAATGTGAAAACTAATTCGGTCTCGGGCCATTATAGACACCTCCTAAACTAATAACCAATCTAGGAAACTCAACCGAAATATCACTAATCTTCCAGCATGAGCCGAAATAAGTAAGGTATCTGAGTTTGTCTAAATGATCTCGTAAATATGGATTCATTACAACCGAAATTTTCGCCGAAAGATTGATGTTATCATTAATATCCTGAGTAGTATTTCTACGTACTCGAACATCTATAATATCACCAATATAGGTTTTTTCTGTTATAGAATCTTCCCATACTCCTGGCGTTGTTTCTGCGTTAATTGCGAATCCTATAACTCCTGCCCATTTATTCATTCTCAGATACCTCCATTAATTGTTAACCTACGTGAGGTGTACCAGCTGGTTTCTTGTATGTACCAGTGATTCCACCAGCTTCGTCAGTTGTTGTAACCTTGTTCTCGCTGAAAGCAATAGCAGAGAATGGCTTAACTAACGCACCAGAGCAACGTGTCTCTAATAGGTACTTCTGCTGGTTGTAGTCGATGTCGAAGTCTTCGAACATTGAAACTTCTCCACCCTTATCAGCACCGAATGTATAGTCATTCAAGTTAACAGCGATTGCTAAGTTCTTACCTAAGATTTCTGTAGGCATCTTAACAACTTCACCAACCATTAATGCTGTTGCAAGTTCATTAGCTGACTTGTATAGACGGTGACCATCATTGTCCTTCAAGAGCATTAAGCGTGTGAATAAGTCCTGACGGATGAACATTGTTGGGTTACCGGAACCACGGTATTCGTCCATAGCAACAACGAATTCATCAACAAATTTAGCAGCGATTGCAGCAATATCTACACCTGTTAACTGCTTCTTGATTGTGAATAAGTCAGCATCAGAAGCGATTGGACGGATATGGTCTTCAGCAATCTTGTCATCAGATGAAGCAAGACGTCCGTCACCTACTAAAGCCGCACGAGCAATTTCCTCATCCATCATGAGTCTCATTTCGCCCTTAGAGAATGCGATTACGTCCATCTCTGTAACGTCTAAGATATCGTCACGGTTGAACTTCTGCTTCTTGTAAACCGTTGTAGGAGTTGTAACTCTCTTTAATAGTGAGAATACTTCTTCCTTCTTTAACTTACCCTTAATATAACCCTTTGCACGAGCATCATCTTCTGTGATGTTAGCAAATACGGAACGGATACGGCTGAATGGTGTATGACGTGTTCCTGCCATAAACTTACCAACCCATTCTGTTTGGCGCTTAATGAATTCTGGAGAGTCAGTTAATGACTTTGCGTCTGGGAATAGTAAGCTTAAGTTTTCAATACCAAATTGTTCAGCGTGTGCTAATACTGAATCACGTAATGAACCATAGCGCTTGATATCACCAATAGCTGCCTGTGTGATTTCATCGGCATAGCTCTTGATTTCAGCATGGCTTAATACATCATCACCGTATGTTTCTGTCGAACTGTCAAATAAATTGTGCTTCATGTCTGTGTCTTCGTCCTCTTCTTCCTCTTCGGCTTTGCCGTTCTTAGCATCTTCTAATGCCTTTGCTACCATGAAATTTAATAACTCTTTTTGGTCATCATTTAGAGTATCATAAATTTCTTTTACTGTTTTACCAGCAGCTTCTTTCTTTTTGTCTTCCACGTTTTCTTCTCCTTTGGCCTCTTCTTCGGCATGTGTTAAATTGGATTCTTCTTTTGTTTCGGCTGGAACTTCTTCGTATTCAATCTCTGAATGTGAAATACTTTCGTCGTCAATGAATGAAATATAAGCTTCATCTACGACTTGTTCATAACTACCATCTGAGTGTTGTAGGGATACATTATCAATATATGCTCCTTTATTAGCCCCAGCTAAAACCAAACTTACTTCTTTGATATCTCCGTGCAATACGTTTCTACCTTGGTCATGTTTTAGACCTGTTGCAAAAATAGATAATGCGGAAATATCACCGTTTCGAACCAATTCCTTAGCTGTTTCACCAACTTCATTCTTGTTAAATACACCATAAGCATAAACACCGTCTGGTCTATTTTTAAGTAATGCATGACCTAAAACATTAGTTGGATCGTTGTGTTGATGATTCCATACCAATGGGACAATCATACCGTCATTCTTAATAAATGCGTCTTTTTTAATTGTACGGCCATCACTACATAGAATATCGTTTCTAGTAGCCCAACCGCTAAAATCATACTTCATTTAGTTGCCTCCCATTTTGATTTATTGTTCCTCATTTCTTAACCTATTTATCAACGCGACGTATTCTTTATCCGGCAATGCTAAGATTTCGTCTCTTGTCATCCCGCTTCGTTTAAACTCTTCTTCCGTCATCTGAGGAATTTGATCTTCAGGAAGTTCTTCCTCTTCTGGTGGTGGCTGAGTTTGATCCATACCGGTTTGATCAAATGGCATGTTCTTATTCACAAGAGTGTCGGCATTCTGATCATCAGATGGTTTAAATCCTAACAAGCCACGAAGTTCGTTTGAAGTTAAGATCGCATTACGTGATAATGTATCAGCAAACCCAGCAATACTTGTTACAGGGACAAGTCTAAACGGATCTCTAAAGAACTTAATAGATTGTCCTTGCGTCATAGCGGTCTTAGTCAAAAACTTTCTCTTCATTTCGTCGCATATAGCTGATAAGATTGGTTCGATGGTATGATTGTAATAGTTAAGCATCTCAGCTTCACTTGCCGTACCATCAAATATCTTTTCAGACATACCTAACTCGCTATATAACTCTGCGGTCAAGTCTTTGATTTGCTGTTGGATTTCTCCGCCCAATGGTCTATTGAGCTGTGTAATTTTTTCAGCATTGTCAATATAACCAATACCATATTGCGAGTCTGTCAACTGTTTAGTCAAATCATCAAGACGCTCATTAGCAATATCTCTTCGCTTTTCAGTACGAATAGCATATGGTAATTGCATAATCATATTCAACTTACTTGAACTATTTGTTGAATTAATTCTGTCCAAATATCCAATATTTCGAACCAACCGCTTTAACGTAGAATTTGGTTCATTCATTACTGAATATAATGGATTCTCAATAATAGCAACAATACGTTTAGGTAATATACATTCCTGAGAACGACCAGTATCTTTATTGTAGAATTTTACCTTAATAGAATCTTTATACCATCCTGTAATTTTTCCAGTTCTCAATTCTGAAATATTGAAACCACCATACTTAATAGGGTCTAAATCAGTAACTGCTGGAACAATAGCAACGGAACCTTCGTCTAGTAAAGACATACATACATCTTGAAAAAACGCTCTTCCGGTTTGGTCATCATTAGCGGAAATACCAAAACATCTATTCAAAGAACTTCCATTAATCTTCCCCACAAAATTATCATTATCATCGACTTTACAATGAATAATTCTGGTTTGAGACACGTCAATTGATATACGTGTTGCAACCATAGACAACTTTGTTCGTGAAGAATTTATAAATCTCTGAGTACGAGCTTGGTTCATACCAGAGTAGTAAATACCACTATACGAATCTTTTGTCTCAGTTGGAGAGCGACTCATAAAAGCATTCCAAGCATGCTCTAATCTATCTGCTAGTTTCATTTCTACCTAATTTAGCAATGTTAACTACCGGATTATATACACCATATTGACCATGACCATCAACCCAGCGCATATTTGTATCGAAGAAATCATCAACCGATGGAGTTAATGTAAAAATATATACATCACCACTAGTCTCCGACTTGGTAATACTTCGACCATTGTTCTTCGTAATTACTATTTTTCGTGCTTGGTCTTTCGTTATCATTGCTTGCCTCCTCCCTAGTCGTTTTATTCATATTAAAGTTCTCTTTTCCATTACTAGCTAGCACAGAGGCTACAACTGCAGTAGTAGCTACTGCATATTTAGCTGCTCTAGTTGCGCCTTTACCAAACGAACTCAAATTTGATTTAGCATCATGTCTATCAAATGCTTCTTTAAATGAATTAGAATCGGTTTTAAATTTTAAGTTATCAGTTCTTGTTACTGATATTGGGTTTGCAGTCGACCATAATACTATAGGATCATACTCTTTTCCGGTCTGACCATCAAGGAAATGTGTAACACCGTTTTTATCATTATGAGCCATAATACTATGTGCACCAAACCCATAATCTGCATCCCATCTAACGAATAAATTGGCTCTAGCACCAGGACCATATTTTCTCATTTCATCATTAAATTTCGAAATATTTGCAGCATGGTTCTGATCGCTGAAACTATTAGATAATTGTTCAAATATTTTATCTTTATACATAGGCCCATGCTCATTAAGCTTTTGATGCAGTTCTTTTGCTGACATCGTAGCCAATGGGTCAGCTGTATTTAGTGGAACAATCTTTGGATTCTCGTAAATATCTTCCAAAAAGCTTTTGTCTTTACCCATAGCTCGTCCAGCTTCAACATTAAGACCTCTGGCTCTTGCTTCCATTGTGGTGGAACATAAAACGCAGTTGTTTTTATATTCAGCAGAACCTAATGGATTATAAGCCTTATGGTTATTAGTTTTAGCCATTGACTCAAAAATATCTTCTTGCTGTTTCATCTTCGGCAATCCAGTTAATAGATCTTTTTCGGATGAGTTCCACTTATAAGTTTGATATAGCTTATATCCGCCATAGGCAACGAGTACTCCGGCAGTAATACCAAGACCAATCTTTAAATATTTTTTAAGACGTAATCTTCTATTAGCAAGTTCTGTTGCCTCTTCATCCGTTGCGTTTGGGTCTATTTTTTTCGCAGTTTTGAATTCTTTATCGAATTTTTCTTGTCGTTTAAGGCCGGCGGGGGTTAATGTACCGTCTTCATTTTGATATCTACGTACACCCCATTTCATACCTTTTATGCCATGATGTTTTAGATATGAATTCATATTTACTATGCCACAGCTTTACCGCTTATGTTAGCACCCCACCAACGACTGAGAGATTTAGCAACATAACCAGAAGCAGCACCAGAAGCACCACCAAGACCGGCGGCAACACCAGCAAGCTTCGCAGAACTAGCAGTACTATTACCTACCGCTTTATTCATAAGGAATGTTTGAGCTGCACTGGCGCCGGCGCTTGCTGCAGCTGACCCCTTAACATATTCTTTTCTTGACATGAATTGTTGGTTTTCATTAAGTTTTCTAAAGATACTCTTTTTGTGAACCGCCTTACCAGCTTTCTTATCCAAATAATATTGTTCAGTACGCATTAAATTTTTACGCTGGGCATTATTTAATTTGCTAGGATCGGTGTTCTTTTTAAAATCTTGAATTCTTTTTAAGATTTTTGCGTCCATACGACTAAATCTTTGAACGGATTTTTGTCTTATGTCATCTCTAGCTTCTCTTCTATCCTCAAGTACTTCTGCAAGTGATTTTCTTTGACCCCATCTCATTCCAGGTACGCCAAAGTGTGCGAGTGTATCTTCATCTGAGTGTTGAAGATAATCATTGTAATATCTTGACATTTTATTTCTCCTTTATATTAATAATATTTCGTACTACTATACCCATGTGCATTCATGCCGATAATTCTTGAACCATTATCGGAGATCATTAATCCAACTCTAGATCCAATAATAGAACCAGCTATACCGGCTGATAGGTCATCAACTTGTACATGAGCATATTTTGACAATGCAGATTTAATAAGTTTACCACCAAATTTATATCAAATAGCTCCACCAGCTAATGCTGCTATTGGATTTAATATGGAACGAGCAGCTGAAGTAGATCTTCTAGCTTTATCAATTCGGCTAGCTTCGACTGAGCGGGCACCAGATACATTATAACCATTAACAACACGTTTTTGAATACGGTTAGCACCTCGTGTTCCATATACTGCTTGATCACGGAGATATTGCTTTCATTCATATCCGTCAACAGTTTGTCCATTTTTATAGCGATGGATCCCCCACTTCATTCCGGGAATACCGAAATGCATTAATTCATCTGAGTATTTCATGTTCGGTCCTCCTGTAATGTCCACTCTAATTCTTTAATGGACTCTTCATAAGCTTTATATGTATTAGATTGCTGTGGTGGGTCAAATAATATTCTAGTTTTTCGACAAATATAATCTTTGATCATCTCAGAATAAGATGGATTACTAGCTAATACATCCGACCACTCACTTGAATTGGTAACTATAATTTGTTGTTTTAAGGCCCCAATTCTGAACAAAATAAGTGTTGCAGTATTTATGTTGCGTAGAATATCAGCGTCAAATGAATCATATTCATCCCCATAGTATCCGAGAGAATTCTTAACTTCTTGTAATATTGTCATATAAAATTCTCCTATTCAACATATGGTAGATCTTCTTGGTTCTCTCTTTGTGCATTTTTCATTGTGTGCCCAATATATGTTCCCAAAAGACCTCCAACGATAGCACCGCCAGCAGCGGCTACCGCAAGATCTCGCTTGCTGTTTATAAGCTCATTACCATACGCGCTTAAAACTGTAGCTATAGAAAATGCAACCCCCATAGTAGCGGCCGATTTAGCAACTACTTCTTTTCTAGAAGAAAAACGATTATTAAGCGCGCTTTTTAGATCACGATGCATCTTAGGAACTTCAATCCCATGTTTCTTCGCTTAAAATATACATATGCGCCGGCTAAGTTTTTCTTCTGTTTGTCGGTTAACGTATCCAAATCGGTGTTATCCATATACCGTTCTATCTTTCGATGTAATCTAGCGTCAGATCTAGTGTATCTGTTCTTTCGAACACCCCATCTCATTCCAGGTACGCCAAAGTGTGCGAGTGTATCTTCATCTGAGTGTTGAAGATAATCATTGTAATATCTTGGCATTATAACAT